ATCATTCGCACGATTTCGACAGTTCAAACCAAAGGGTAATCAGTTCAAACCAAACCAAAACTAAAACAACATGCCATTATTTAAATGTGAGTGCACTCCAGGAGAGGAGATAAAAGTAAGTTACTGTACAATAAAATATGTAGAGGGCAAAGGAATAGTTCACGATGTAAACTGTGTGAAGTGTGGAGAGTTCATGGAGCTCGCCAATCCTAAGCTTGGGGAGTGTGCTGGATTTACTAGCAATAATATGGGACAACTATAAACTAAAATAAAATGACTAAAAAACAAACAGAGATCTACGATCTAAAAATACTACAGTACGGAGCTAGTAAGACGCTTACTCCTGGAGTTCAATCTTTGATATTTACTCTTAGCTGTGTTGAAGCGGAGGAGTTTCTACTACAAGACATTTGCGATACACAAGGAACTTGCTACCACGTAACGGGCAAAAGTGGTGATGTATATTCTCGTATGAGGCCAGAGTGGCAACAGCTAAAGGAAGCTAGAATGAGAAAGCAAGCTATACTCCAACGCTTAGAGAAGTGGGCGGGAGATGACGTAGAGGATGGAGATGAGCTTAAGGAGTTTCTAAGATGAGCTGGGATAAAGACATACAAGAGCTAGAGGCTTACTTTAAAAAAGCGGCCATACCTACAGAGCCTTTAAAGCTGAATCAATACAGTACTATAATCGACTGCGCTTTATATATAAAAATCCATCTAACAACGGTAAAGGCTAACAACGGAAAGATAACCTATCTCCCTTATCTTAATAGGCTAAAGGAGTTGAAGGAATTTCTTAAATGAAAAGTGAACACGCTCACCAAATAGCATAACCAAAAGAGAATGAACTACTACTTTGACGAAGAGGCAGCAGATAGAGCAGTTAATTTTATTGAGAAGTTCTGTACTCACGTCAAAGGGGAGTTAGCTGGTAAAGCTTTCATACTTGAGAAGTGGCAAAAAAATGACATAGTACGGCCATTGTTTGGATGGAAGGATAAGGAAACAGGGCTAAGGAAGTATAGGACTTGCTATGTAGAGATACCTAGGAAGAACGGTAAGAGTAATCTCGCAGCTGCTTTAGCTCTGTATCTCATGTTTGCTGACGGAGAGCCAGGAGCAGAGATAATAAGCGCAGCTGGAGATAGAGGACAGGCTAATATCGTTTATCATATCGCTCAGGAAATGATAAAGAATAACAAGCATCTACGCTCTAAAGCTAAAGTTCTAAGGAATACAATCGAGTACAAAAGCTCCTGGTACAAAAGTATCTCAGCTGAAGCTTACACTAAGCACGGCTTAAACTGTCATGGTATAATATTCGATGAGCTACACACACAACCGAACAGAGAGCTATGGGATGTACTGACTACTTCAGTAGGAGCTAGGAGGCAACCTTTAATAATATCACTCACTACAGCTGGGCACGATAGAGCTAGTATATGCTATGAAATGCACGAGTACAGCGAGGGAGTGCTAAACGGCTCTATAGAAGATGACAGCTTTTTGCCTGTTCTATACAAAGCAGAGCCAGACGATGACTGGACGAATCCTAAAACATGGAAGAAAGCGAATCCAGGATACGGCTCAATATGTAACGAAGCGTATTTTATGGATGCCGTAAAGAAAGCTAAGAGCAATCCCTCTATGATAAACAGCTTTCTACGCTTACACTTAAACATATGGACTAGCGCAGAGACAGCCTGGATACCCGATGACATATACATGAAGGGAGATAAGCCAATACCATTCGACAGGCTCCCAAGCTTACCAGCTTACGGAGGTTTAGACCTAGCGAGTACTCAGGACTTAACAGCTTTTGCTCTAATCTTTAGAGATGATGAAAACGACTGTTTCTATTTACTATGTCATCAATTTGTTAACTCTGTAAAGGCTCATAATAAAAAGCTAGCCGCTGGAGTGGATTACTTAAACTATGAGAGAGAGGGAGATATTACAATCACTCCAGGTAACGTAACAGATTACAGGATAGTAAAGCAGTATATCTTAGATCAGTGTGCTAAGTATGACGTACAGGAGATAGGCTATGATCCTAAGTTTAGTACTTACATAGTTGCGGAGCTTACAGAGGAGGAGATAACTATGCAGCCAATGGCTCAGAACATAACGAGTATGAACGGACCAACTAAGGAGATGGAGATGGAGATAATGAAAGGGAACGTAATACATGGAGGGAATAAATGCCTACGCTGGCAGTTCGGCTGCGCTATTATCTACACAGATAACAACGAAAATAAGCGAGTAATAAAAGAGCAAAAAGAAAATAAGAAAGTAGATGGAGTGATAGCTTCTATAATTGCTCTCAATAGCTACGTACAGAACGCTACAGACAATGAGGATATAATGTTAAATATCGTAACGCTGTAGTTAATATCTTCTAACGAATAAGCCGTAAAATGCGCTCGCGCATGGCTACACTTAAGGAGAGGTTACAAGGTATTTTCAGATACAGAACAGGCAAGTATGACACTAGCTCTATAGCAGAGGCAGCTGGTATCTATAGCCTAACGAAAGCGGGCTCTAATATTACAGAGAGCAACGCAATGGCTATAAGCACAGTCTATGCTTGTGTATATAAGATAGCTACTACAATAGCCTCCCTCGGTTTAGACGTTTTCGAGCGTAATGGAAACGAGGTAAATGTAGCAAACGTACACCCAGCTCACGACTTAATTAAGATTAAGCCCAACGCTTACCAAACAGCTTTCGAGTTCTGGGAAACTATAACAGCCTCAGCTCTAATCTATGGTATGGGGTACGCTGTAATAGAGAGAGACGAGAGAGGATTTGCTATAGCGCTCCATCCTGTTCACGCTTCAGACGTAGATCTAAGAGAAGTAAAGGGCGAGAGAGTTTATATAGTTAAAGACTTCGGAGCAGTACGTCCTGAGAATATGCTAGAGATAGCGAACCTCCAGCGCATGAGCCCTATAAGATTACATAGAGATAATCTAGGACTAGCTAAAAGCGCTCAAGACTTCGGAGCTGAATACTTCGGGCAAAGCGGACAAATGACAGGAGTACTCACTTCTGACCAGCCATTGAAAAAGGAGCAAATGGATATTATCCAGGGCTCATGGAATCACGGAGCAGCACAAGCTGGTACTAAGCTTATGCCGTTCGGCTTTAAATATCAAAGAATCTCTATCTCTCCTGACGAAGCGCAGTTTATAGAAACTCGTAAATTTCAAGCGGAGGAGATATGTAGAATCTTTAGCGTGCCACCTTCACTAGTACAGCTCCCTAGTCAAACGACATACAACAATGTAGAGCAGCAAAACTTAATGTTTGCACGACATACTATTGTACCCTGGACTCAAAGGATAGAACAGGAAGTAGATAGGAAGCTAATACCAGCTTTCCAACGTCCAGAGATATATACAAAATTCAGGCTCGTAGATCTTCAGAGAGGAGATACTACAGCTAGAGCTAACTACTTTACTCAGATGCTACAGGCTGGAGTTCTTAGCATTAACGAAGTAAGAGCAGAGGAGGAGCTAAATCCCGTACCTGGAGGAGATGTTCACTTATGCCAGGTCAATCAGATATCACTAGATAAGATGGATGAGTACTCTGCTTCAATATCTAAAACGACTACTAATGAATGACGAAAAAAGAAACGAGCTTTTAACAGCAGCTCACTACTCTAAGCATGATACTACTCTACAAACTAGAGAAGAGAACGGCGAGCGCATAATAGAAGGCTACGCTGCTAAGTATGAAACAGAGACTAACATAGGTCCATTTATGGAGTCTATCTCTCGCGGCGCTTTTGATAACGTGCTAGAGAATGACGTAAGAGCGCTCATTAATCATGATCCTAGCCTCGTAATTGGTAGGGTAAGCGCTGGCACTTTAGAGCTAACAAGCGATGACGTAGGGTTAAAGTACAGAGTAAAACTAGGGAACCAACAGTATGCGACAGACTTATATGAATCTATTCAAAGGGGTGATATCTCTCAAAGTTCGTTTGCGTTTACGATTAAGGATCAGACCTGGAGCGAGGACAGGAGCTCGCGGAAAGTTAATGAGGTGGCTCAGTTACTGGACGTTTCGCCCGTCACTTATCCAGCGTATAAGGAAGCTACTGTCGTAGCAAGAGAGGAAGAGGAGGAAGCAAAAGAAATTCGTACAGCTGAGGTTAAGCCCAGCGAAAAAATAAAAAATAAATCTAAAAATAAAAAAATGAATTTGAATGAAATGAAAGCTCTCCGTAGCAAAAACTACGAGGAGCATGTATCTCTAATCGAGAATACAGAAACAGAGGGGCGCGAGCTCACAAACGAAGAGGAGCAGAGAGCGGATTTTCTCGAAGGTGAGGTTACTCGCTTAGATAATAAGATCAAGCGTCGTGCAGCTCACGAGGAGATGATCGCTCGTCAAGCTAACTTTGCGGGTACTTCTATCAGTGAGACTAAGGAGATGGACAAGATTAATCGTTCTTTCTCTCTATCTCGCGCAGTAGAAACAGTATCTCTAGGTAAAGGCTTAGAGGGAGCTGAGGCTGAGTGGGCTCAAGAGGCACGCACAGAAATGCAAGCTCGTGGCTTACAGATGACAGGACAGATTGGAATACCTGAAGCAGCGCTACTACGTGCTGGATCAGCCGACAACTTCCAAGCTGGAAGCGGTGATGGTTCTGGATATGTTCCTACTAACGTTCCTGGAGTAATTGAAGCTTTAAGAGCTCCAACTATGATCGAGCAGCTAGGCGCTACTACTATCTACGGAGCTACAGGAAACTTACAATTTCCTAGAGTAACAACTAAAGCAATTGGTACAGAAGCTACTGAGATAGAAGCAGACTCTGACTCTACTCTAGCAATGGATGAGCTTACTTTAAGCCCTATTCGTGTAGCTAATAAGACTCTATTTTCAAAGCAGTTAATCCTTCAGGGAGGTAACCAGGTAGATACTTTAATTGCTCGTGAGCTTCAGGCCGGAATCAATGAAACAATTGACAAAGCAGCTTTCGCTAAAGCAGCAGCAGCAACGCAAACAGCTGGAGCTGGAGCAGCTCTAACAGCAGCGGATCTCTTCGAGTTAGAGAAAGCAGTTCTAGCAGCTGGAGGAAACTTCGCTGACTGTAAGTGGGCTATGAGTCCAACAGGTTGGAAAGTATCTAGAGATTTAGCTACTGTAGCTTCTATTGACGCCTTTTGGAAAGGACAAAGCTTTGACGGCTTCCCAGCTGTAGCTACTCCTAACCTAGTAGACGGAACAGCAAGCGCTGGAGATATTATTTTCGGAGATTTTGCTAAAGGTTTAGTACTAGCTTACTTCGGTGGTTTAGATCTCTTAGTAGATCCTTACTCTAACGCTGGCACAGCTCAGATAGCTCTACACTTGAATAAGTTCTACGATGTAGACGTACGTCAGGCGGGAGCTTTCGCTTCTATTACTAACGTAATCTAAGATATACTAATATGAAATTGGGGGCGGGCTACTCGCTCGCCCTCTTTTTTTCTAAATACTTCTCTAATGAATTTTACATACGCAGCACAACCAACAGGAACCGACATTGTATCTCTAGCAGATATGAAAAAATTTCTACGTGTTGACCATTCAGACGAGGACACAACTATTACAGCGATTATTGACGCTGCGACACAATCAATACAAGACTATACAGGTAGGCACTTTAAGAGTACTACTTACGTATTTTATTTAGACAGCTTCCATTTTATAGAGTTCCCTTATCAGGTAGCTACAGTTAGCTCTGTAACTTACTTGGATAGAGCTGGAGCTTCCCAAACTTTAGCAGCTTCTAAATACTTCACAGATACAAGCCGACAGCCTGGGAGGATTAATTTTAAGAATACTCCTGATCTAGTAGATGACAAATTTAATAGAGTAACTATAAACGGTACAGTATCTAACGACATTAATCCACCATTAACTCACGCCATTAAGATGCTTGCAGCTCACTACTACGAGAACAGGCGCGCGGTTGTAGTGGGTACAATTACAGCGGTTATCCCCTTAGGTATAAAAGCTATTATCAATCCTTATAGAATCATTAACACTAGATGAATATAGGGGCACTAGATAGAAGAGTAATACTACAGCAACCTACGTCAACCGTAAACGACTACGGAGAGCGTACTGTGTCCTGGGGTACCTATGCTACGGTATGGGCTGCTATAGAGCGCAAGCCCTCAGCTAGTGAGCGCAATAGTGGAGAGCAAGTAGTAAGCTTTCAATCGGTAACTTTTACGATCCGCAATAGCTCACAAGTAGCTTTGCTTTCCCCATCATACAGGATAAGCTATGACTCAAAGATATATGAGATACTAGGAGTACAGGAGGTAGGGCGTAATGAGCAGCTTAGAGTAATAACTGAATTACTTGTGAACTGATGAGCGTAAAAATTACAGGAGTAAGCGAGCTGAATAGAAAGATTGATAATCTAGCTCGATGGAGTATTAAAGACTCTGAAGCTTTGCAAAAGATAGGTCATAAAGTTGGGGGAGTTTATGCAAGCTACTTAAAGGCTAATATAAAAGACCTAGATAAAGATATAACTGTAAGGACTAATAAGGACAAACTAAAGGTTAAGAAAGGACAGCTAAGGAGGTCTAGTGGAACCTGGCAACCTAATAAAAATAGTAATACTATCTTAGCTGGTCCACGAACTAAAACGATAGGGAGGAAAGG